CGGGTTTCGTCGGGTGGTCAATCCAGAAGCTTTTGGTGTTTCCCCCAACATCTCCTGACGCATTTATGTTTCCTTGTACGCCAAGCGGCCCTGCAACCGTTGTGGATGCACCAAGGTAAACGCTCGTACCTGACACAACCATCTGCCCTGACGACCAAATGCGACCACTGGCAGTACCGAGCTTGTCGATCGTGACCGACCCAGCCTTGATCGTGCCAGTGCCCAGAGTCAGGTTGTTGTTCAGAGTTACGGCACCATTGAGCGTCGTGGTGCTATTGACCTGCAGCGTTCCCGTGATCGTGCAACTTCCACCTATGTTCGTCGGCCCGTTCCAGTTCGACGGGCCAGTCCACGTCACCGTTCCGGAGCCCGTCAACGTTCCCGTGATAGAAGCTGACCCGCTTACCCGAAAGTTGCCATCCTCAATCAGTAACTCCGAAGCGTCATACATTCGGAACACACCGCGGCCGACCGAGGTCCTAGAACTCGGCGTCGCGTTCTCGAGCTTGCTCAGCCGCGTAATGATCTGAGCGAGATCGCCCTTCGTTACGTTGTCTACTCTTGCCATCAGAGCACCCCCGGTTGAAGCTGCAACTTGACCTTCTCGGAAAGATCACCAGAGAACCCGATGATCCGGTTGTTGTGCCATCCCGTCGACAACCACGGATCCTCTTGCACCCACGTCTTCGCAGAACCGCCCAGCAGAAGATCAGACACAGCTGGTGTCCCCGATGCCATCGTCGAGAAACCCCACTGCTCAGTGGGCTTCTGGAACGCCGCCAGGTCACCAATTGCGTAGCGTGTCAACGCATCCTCGTTGTCCTCAGTCGACAACGCTGTGATGCGATCGAGGAATGGAATCGGCGGGTCGATGACACGACGCGAACGCGCCAACTTGTCAACCTCGGAACCCTCACCGATCGCATACGAAGCGGTCGCCACTTTCGAAGAATCCTCCGTGACAGTAAGTCCAATGGTTCCTGACTTGTCGACACCCAGATGCCACTCGAATGTGCCCGAAGTCAAAGACCCGGTACGCATCTGCCAGTCCAACTTGTTCGCCAGCCACCGAGGCCGGAAGTCGATATCCGTTCCGCCATCCTCGTTCATGAGATCCCGCAAGACATCACCCAACCACGCGAAGTGGTAACCGTAATATTTGCGAGTTATCGGTCCCGAAGAGTCGGCCGAGAACGTGATCGGCAACAACATGTTCATGTCAGAAAGTCCGGCGATGCCCAGCTGAGTCATCTTCTTCGCCACCGTGGCCGACGACAGCGAAGTGAACGACTGATGCACAACCTTCGCCACCGGTTCACGGTGATCAATCGCAAGGCGACGATCGAGAATCGTCCACAGATCAGAATGCGGCAACGTCAACGTGCCCGCTTTATGGTTGTAAATTCGATCCTCAATGATGCCGGCATAAACAGCTGACCCATCCCAATCAAGCACCCACGTGCGGGCAAGAGGAGTGGAGAGGGACTTCAAATTGAGGCCCGCGAAATTCGCCGCGCGCAATGGAATCGTCGCCGAACCACCGCTTCCCTCGTTCAGCGCCCGCGCCCACGAGAACGCCGCCGGCTGCGGCAGCTTCTGCAGCCGCGTGCCGGTAACCGTGTCGCACGCCCACACAGACCACGCCATCAGATGAACGTGTCTTTCAGAGCAGTAGAGAGCGTCAGCCCCGCACCACTCAGAGTGTGCGTCACAACCCCACCAGGAGGAACCGCCCAAGTATCGGCGGAGGTTACCTGACCGACGACCACTGCGCCATCAACAACGAGAAGCCCCGTAGCCATATCGATTGTGTGAGGATGCCCGGACGTAACAGCCTTCGTCACCGTGAACGTTTTCCCCGAAGGCCCATTGATGGTGTAGCCCGCGCCAACGCCCGACACCGTATGCACCGGAGTGGCCGCGAAATTGCCGCGATGCGACGCCGCAACGCCCGCCGCGAACACACTAGTGTCGCCATACTTGCGAGGATCAGCAGCCCAGAACGTGATCTGGAACTCACCGATCAAAGCAGCTCTATCCGGAACGAACTTCGTCCGAGCGCCCAAGCGCATATCAGCCCACGTAGTGTCCCCGTTCCATTTCACCTGGACTCGCCCAGCATTGCCCCCCGCCAAGACGCCAGTGATGCGGTTGCCGAAATGCTCGAGCTCCGCCTCCGACTTCGCAACGAAGAAACCAGAAACAGGAAACGTGCGCGACGTCAAATAACCCGGAACGTCAAACGATCCGTGAGCCTGCGGAAGATCCTCCTCGTCCCGACGAATATCTACACCCTCGAACCAAGCAAAATCGCCTTCACCGATGTACGCACCCGGAGTCGTGCTCTTTGCCTGACCGAACATCTCGATTCCACCGGGGAGGCTCAATATCAGCGTCATCGCATTTTCCTCCGCAACATCCAATTGAATTCCTCAGCCGCGACGCGACCGATCGTTTCCTCGGACATACCCTCTTGCGGGTACACCTTGACCGTTGCGCCCTCGCCGGTAGCACGCTCATCGCTGACAAGCGCTTCTCGGATCTTTTCGAGCTGCGGACCACCCAAAGGAACGACGGCTTCGTCGTAGCGGCCCTCACCGATGATTGCCGCGGATCCACCCCGGGACGCGGCTACCAGTGCCCCGTTCGCTAGCCGTGGCAGCTGACCGATCGTGACGTCAATGCCGCCGCCAGTGATATCGGAGATGAAACCGCCGACGGTGTTTATGCCCGCAATGAACCCGTTGATGCCATCGATGACGAAATTGATGAACGCTTTGAAGCCCGCCTTGATGCCATCCCACAGACCCGAGAAGAAAGACCCCAAAGCTCCGAAGACTCGCGTTATGGCCTCGTTGCTCGTAATGGTTGTATCGACCAGGAACCCGAACATTGGCTTGATGATGTTTTCGTAGACCCACATGAACGCTGCACCGACGGCTTCCCACGCAGGGATGAGCAAGTTCTGGATGTACGGAACGAAGATCTGCTCGACAAGCCACACGATGACGTCCGCAAGGAGGGTGATTACCCCAGCAAGAATCTGAATGATCGGAACCAACACGGCCCCGACGACCTCGGCGACGATCGCTAAGATCGGCGCTAGAGCACCAATCAGCACACTGACCAGAGGAAGCAGCGCCTCGACAATGGCGAGTACCGGCGTGATGAGCGCTTCGAAGATTGACATCAACGGGTCGAGGAGCTGCAGGACCAAATCGATGATCGGCATTAGCGCATCGAGCGCGACGACCAAGATGTCACCGATGACGCCGGCCACCAAAAGGATCACTGGCATGATCTGTTCGAAGATCACCGCGAGCCGCGAGATCAAGTCCGTGATCACCGGGAGCGCTGCAACAAGCACCCCTCCGAGAACCTCACCGATTGAGGCGAACAACTCAGCCACGATCGGTAAAGCAGCCACGAGAGTATCTGCAAGAATCTCAGCGATCTGCCCCAACGGTTCCATCAACTGAGGAAGCAACGGAACCAGTAGCTGGAAGACTGCACCCAGCGGGGTGAAGTACCCCGCGAGTTCAGCCAGCGGCGCAAGCTTCTCAAGGAATGGCGTTACCGCCTCCCCCATCCCGGCGAACGCGCCACCGATAGTCTCAGCAATCGGGCCAAGCTTCTCGGCCACCGCGTCTCGCAACGGACCGATCTTGTCGACGAGCCCATCGAGCAAGCCGGTGATGTCATTGAATACCGTCTTGAAATGCGGGAACACATCCTCGATGAGAGCAACACCAACACGAGAGAGCGCCGCAAGCATGTTCGCAAACGCGCCACGGGTTGTCTCGCCCGACTTCAGCGCGGCGCCACCAATGTTCTCCTGAAGAACCTTGTTGAACGTTTCCGCATCAACCTTGCCCTGAGAGACCATCTTCGACATCTCGGCAGTCGTGACACCGTACTCCTCGGCAAGCCACTGCAAGATCGGGATACCACGATCGGAGAGCTGGTTGAGGTTCTCCGTCATCGCCTTACCATTGGCGTTGACCTTGTTGATGATCGAACCCATCTCCTCCATGGAGATGCCCGCGATCGTCGCCGCGTCAGCCGTCAAACGGAGATACTTCTCCAACTCCTGCCCAGGCTTGATGCCCGCAGCAACAGCCGAAGCCGCCAGCGTCGCCGCAGTATCAAGCCCGTACGCTGTGCCCTTCACCGCATCCAGCGCTGAGCCCATGATCTTCTCGACAGTCGCTGTGCTGTGACCGAGCCCATCAAGTTTCGCTTGAGCGTCTTCGATCTTGAGCATGCGCTCAAAGCCGCCCTTGATAGCGAGGCCGGCGAGAGTTGCTGCCGCCGCCGCCGCCGCTACCGCAACGCCTTTAGCGAGTCCACCGATCTTCGAGAAGACACTAGTTCCGCGCTTTTCAACCGAACTGAAAGTGCCGTCGAGCTCCTTCTCGATGTTGCGTTTGATGCCGGTCGTAGTGGGAACTAGCTCGACGTAGAGGACTGCCTGTGCCACGGGGACTCCTCCCAAGAATTAGTCCCCGCGGCAACAGGGGTTAGAACAATGCAGCCAACTTTGCGCGGTTGGCGGCGCGTTGTGAGTCCTGACTTACGGACTCCGTTTTGTACGTCGGAGGTGCTCCGGCCCACGGTCGTGGTAGACGGATCGGCGAGCTGCCTCGTTTTCTTTTCGCGTTCAAGTTCAGCTCGGCGATCGACCACGCGGCGCGCTCTTCGCTGCTGGGCGTGTACTTGTCGCCGGCCATTGCAGAAAACAAATGACTGGACGGATCGTGAAGAATCGCGGAGATGTAGTCCCACGCTTCATTCCAACTAATGCGATCCCAGAGAATGTCATCAAGTGACAACTGGATTCGTTGGCGGAGGTCGTAGCGTAGGGCCGGCGCGTGCCAGTGCAACAGCGCCGGGAGGATTATGCTTTTGGGTCGTAGTTCTTCGACTCCTCTCCCCACGACTTGAACACGTGCGCAATGTCGTCGCCGTCGAGCCGGGAAAGAACACGCACTGCAGCGGGATAAGAATCAGTCAGGGTGCTGATCATCTGTGACCACGACGCGAGCTTCTGCTCATCTGCACCGTCACGCGCGTGCATGAAAAGCCCAAACGCTGACGTGATACCGAACGGAACACCCGGCTGCCCCAACACAGGAAGCTGAAACTTTCCGACACCAACGATGTCGAATTCAATCAGCGGTGCTTCGACGCTGGATGTGGGTGTGATCTGGACCATGGTGGCAACCTTTCAACTTGGCAACGGTGGATTGAACCTGTGGGCGGGCGGTTGCCGCGCCCACCCACAGGGGCTAAGTCCTACGAACGTGCGTAGGTGAACGCTGACGAATCGCCGCCAGCGTTGGTGACCTTGATCGCGGCGCTGCCGGATGCACCAGCAGGCATGATCGCGGTGATCTGTGTCGGAGAGTCAATCTGGAACGTGGCGTTCGCAGTACCAAACTTGACCATCGTCGCGGCCGTGAAACCTGTACCGGTGATGACAACGTTGCCGGCCTCAGCCTGCGTCGCGGCCGGCGAAGCTGCAGAGATCGTCGGTACAGCCGGAGCGATCGCGATCAGCGTCGTGTCCCACTGCGCAGCGATGTAACCCAGAGTTGGATCCTTGAACGCACGGAACGTGAGCCCGAACGCGTTGAGCGCCGTGGCGCCATACGTGAGCGCCTCACGGTCAGTGACCTTCACCCGTGGATAGTGGGTCAGGATGACATCGTCACCAGAGATACCGACCGTGATCAAGTCGCGGTAAGTGTTCACCGATGCTTTCGTCAGCAACAGCTTCCCCGTCGAAAGGTCAACCGTCGAATCGAAGTACGCCTCGACGAGAGTCTTCGAGCGTTGGATGCCGGAGAATCCGACAGCCCACGTACCAGGACCGTCTTCATCGATGACGACGTCTTCGTTGTGCGCCTTGAAACTCTTGTTGTCTCCCGGCTCCGGAGTGAGCGTGAAGCCGTCCTCGCCGTAATAGCCAAGGTCGACGCGGGTTGTGTTGGCAAGATCCGAAGTGGGATCCCAGTCAGCTCCAGTCGGAGCGGCGATGCCATGAGCGCCCAGCAGGATACGACCATCCTGCACCAGACGCACATCCGACGGGTTGTTGGCCCGTCCGTTTTCAATAAGTGCAGCGGTCATAATTCCAGCTACCTTTCGTGTCGATGATTTCTTTGGACACCACCCGGCAACTGGTGGAGATCTGGGGGTTACGGAAGTCGATGCGCAATCACCGAAACGGTGACGCTCGAGAAGTAGTTGCCCGCTTCATCGCGAGCCTCATTCGGGCCATTAGGAGTCTCAGTTCGAACAACGGGATTGGCGTTGCGAATTGCTGACTCGAGCGCGAAGGCGACATCACCCGCGAGATCGAACGCGGCGCCCTTGTCGACATCCCAGCACTCTGCAGTGATGATGAAGAACCTTGATGCGGCCGTTTCCGATTGCGCCGGCGTCACTGAAATGACTACCTGAGTTGTGAGTGTCTCGTCACGTTCGGCCGATACCTGCGCACCCGTCGCGGTCTTCGCCCGTGTGATTGCCCAGAGACGCATATCCGGCCACTTGCTTGCAAACTCGCTCATAGCGTCACCCTCGCCAACGCTTCCTTCAATGCCTTCGCGCGGTCGCGGATCGTGCCACTGGACCGGGAAGTTACACGGTCGTCTACGATCCACACAGCAAGTCGTCCCTTCGGCCCGTACGACCTCGACACGAACACTTTCTGCTCAGGAGTTTTTGCTCTGTTGGCGGCATCAAAGAGTGCCTTCTCAACACCAGAATCGGCGGAGTCCAACAGGAGCTGTTCTCGGATCGCTTTCCGATTCTGGCTATTGATGGGGAACGAGTTCTTGATCTTCACGAGCTCACCACCTCCACAGAGAAGAATGTGCCCGATGGCCACTCAGCGATCGAACCAACAATGCTGAACCGAACGCCGTCGATTGCGGCTTCATCAGTGGCACGGATCCCCGTACCATGCACGCCGCGTGCGAACACCGTGCGCCTGGTGATCTCAGTGCGTTTCGTGGGCTCCTTCGATTCCTCAGGAGATTCCCACCCGACCTTCGCCTCGAAGCTCGTGAGGAGAGAAGTCGAATCAATTTTCGGGTCGCCGTAGCGATCGTCAGAGAACGTGGGGCGATAGATACTGACGCTTGTCATGACTTCAGAACAATCAACGAACCGGTCGGCCCGTGAAAGCTTTTAGCGAATGCCACATCATCTGGCGACAGCATCGTCTGTCCGCCCACCGCCCATGCAGCGAACGTGCCCGACTCCGAGAACGGCCCGTCAGACTCCGCGAACTGACTAATTCCAGAACGCGCTGACTTCGGTATCTCGAGAACGCGCTTACCCACCTCAGCGATGCACAGCCGGACTTCATCAGGCACGGTCCCACCATGGGAGTACGCCACAATCACGAAACTTCCTGTGCGCAACGGAGTCGTCAACACCGAAGCGAACCGAGTGTACGCAACCGGATTGCCGTCATCATCTGTGACCGACGTCACAGCGGTAACGGGTCGCTGCGTCAACCGCACACGTCCATCGTTCACCCGAAGGCGAACGGTGGACGTGCCAGGTGTGAACTGTTGACCTGAGACACGCCGGAATTGCTCCGACGCCTTGTCGAGAATCGCTTCGATCCTCGTAGTTTCCTCAGTGGTGAGGTCACGGCCCAAAGCCGTTTTCACATCCTCAGCGGATGCAAGTTGAGTGACAGCCATGTGACCTCACCACCTTTCGATTCTTAGTCGGTTAGGAAACCTTGGTGATGGTCACGTTCGGCGTAGTGCCTCCCGTGAGGGCCGCGGTCTTCGTGAGAAGCACCGGCTCCGTGAAGGTGATCTTCTTCGTGGTCGTGCCAGTGACCTTGACGCCGGCAACGCTCTCGAGTGCATCGAGAGCAGCCTTGACGTCTTCCTTGGTCGCGTCGAAGGCGATGTCCTCAGTCTCGTCACCATCAACGGACAGGGTCCACGTGCCACCGGTGGGAGCACCAGTGATCTGCGCGGTCCAGACGTTGCCCTCGGCCGCGTCAGGTGTTCCGAAGACCACCTTCACTGCGCGGAAGAATGCCATCTGAACTTTGTCCCCGTCGCTGATGATGTTGCCGCTCTCGTCCGTCTCCGGGTCGAGGACAACAGCCGCACCAGCGAATGCCTCCACAATGGAGCGGTCCTTCGCGTTGACCGAGTCGTAGTCCCAGATCTGAGTGATGGCCATGCCACCCTCGTTGATCGTCGCGCCACCGATAGCACCCTTCGGTACAACAGGTGCAACCTGTGCGAGCGCGACAGCGGTCTCGTGGACGAAGTACGATTCGTCCTCATCGAGCGCGTCGAGCTCCACCACGATGAACCCGCCGAGCTTGCCAACGACACCATCGCGCAGCGCCTCGGGAAGACCCGAAGTGTCTACAGCGAGCAGGTCAGAGTGACCGGCGATCGCTTCAGAAACGGACGAACCAACGAGCCAGAAGCGGCCGCCGGTCGGGACCTTCGCGTCCTGGAAGTACTTCCGTGCACGCAGAGCCACCTTGCGGGGATCCGCGATCGCACCAGAACCTTCAGGATCGAAGCTGACCTCGAACACGAAGCCGGCCGCGGCGAGAGTCGCCACGATGAGCTCTTCGTAGAACTCGGTGATCGCCGTGACCTGTGGAACCTGGATGTCACGGACGTAGTCCACATCATCCAAAGTCGCTTCCTCAGGCGAGAGGTGAACAGCCGAGTACGGGAACGACGTCAGTGCAACCTGAATCTTCGACTGAGTCAGGTTGTCGACGATGATCGCGTTCGACGTACGCCACCCCTTGTCCCGTGCACGAAGCAGCGGAGGACGCTTGATGTTGACGACGTCGCCCTCTGCGCCGAGGAAGTCTGAGATTCCGTACTTGTGTACGAACAGACCCGGCGCCTTGATAGTGCGCTTGAGCAACGCAAGTGCGGTAGCCGCAAACTTGGTGCCCTTCTCAAATACGTTTGCCATGATGGCCTTCTCCTTCTAGAGAGTTTGTTGACCGCACAGCGTCCGGGAATGAACGCTCGCGGGGTTACCGTTTGGTGGCAGCGTCAGCGATCTCATCGGCAGACATTTCGCCTTCGCCGATCTTTTCGCCGGCTTTGCCTTGCCCGTCCGCAGACGGAGCCGGAGCCGGTGCCGGGAGCAATGCAAGAAGCTCGTCGGCATGAGCCTCGAGTTCTTCACGAGTGGAACCGCGAAGAGCCGTAGCGGGAACTTTTCGTTCCTCGAACTTCTTCTCTTTCGCAATGTCGTCACGCAGTTTGTCGCGATCGGTCGCAGCCTTCTGGTCTGCGATGATCTTCTCGGCCGCCTCCGCGCGAGCTGTAATTTTTTCCAGCTCGGTGCGGTTCTGCTCTTCGAGCTCGTCAAAGCGTTTCGCCTTGTCGAAGTTCTCGTCAGCGCGTTCCTCGTTCTTGCGTGAGAGAGCTTTCCACTTCTCGGCATCCGCGATTGCGGCGGCCAGTTGCTCCTCGATTGTTTGCTGCTTCTTTGCCTTTTCGGCTTCTTCAGCAGCGATTTCTTCAGCCGTCTTCGGCATGGTTTCCCCGTTTCGGAGTTTGTGAATAGCCGTCCGTTTCGGAAGGCTCTGCCCGCGTGTGCGGGAAGCTGTTATGGCGCGGAGTCGTAAGCGGGTAGATCCGCGCGGGAGGTGAAGTGCTGGTCGCGCCAAGTGAGCACTGGCCCTAATTCACCGTGTTGTTGCGTAACGATGAGATCTAAGTAGTCGGAGCGATCATTGCGGCCGTCGAGGTAACGTGCGCCGCGGTCGGTGTTTCCGAACTCGCCCTCGATCGCGGTGTGAATAAGTTCGAGCCGTTCTGGTTCGAGCACCTGGCCGGGATCGACGTTGGAGGAGAAGACATCGACACCGCAGTCACAACCGGGATGAATCGGAAGTAGATCCTGCACGCGGTATCGTTGCGACGACGCGATCGCACAGAGTGCACAGTTCTCGCGGCCGGTCAGCGTGCGGCTCATGTATTGGAAACCGCCGCGGCCAAGCGACTGCCGAGCCTGCGCTGTCTTCGCCAACTGCTGATCGGTCGCCACGAGCGACTGCAAACGGTTCAGCCCATGCCCAACCGCAGTCGTCAATGACGCGCCCTTTGACAAGCTCGCGTACATCGTCGCTGCTGGCCGGCGGTACACCGTCTCGGCGGCGACACCGCGCGCGGCCACCACCAACTCGCGATCGACCGCAACCGCAGCAACCTGAGTTCCTGTACGAACCGACTGCAACGACGCCAGATACACCGCCGTGAGCTGCGCGGTACGGATCTGCCCCGCCTGCACCTTCGGCACGATCTGAGCCACTAACCGGTCAACATCGGATTCACGCCACGAGCCTGCACTCGACCAGGCAACGCGGGCATAGTTCTCAACCCGCGAGCGCACTTCGAATACTGCGTTGTTGTAGCCGAGGATGACTTGCTCAGGGTTGAGGGTTGCCACTACTTATCCTCAAGCGAGGAAGCCTTTGCTTCGGGGACGCGGAGTGTGACAGGAACTGCTCCTGAGAAGCGGATGTTGGTGAGGCCAACTTCGTTCGCTGCGGACTCTGGGGTTGCACCCGAACGGATCAGGACACCCATTGCATCCGATTTCGCCTTGAGTGCTTCGACGTCGATCGTGGGAGTCTGTGGTTCGTTCTGCGTGATTGGGGTTTGTGCGGCGACGCCTAAGAGTGTTGCTGCTGCGAGTTGCTCTTCTGCGAGGTCGGATTCTTCCTGTGCGATTTCTTCCGGTGTCATGCCCATGATGTGTTTGTCGATCCATCGCAGAGACTTGCCGGCGGTGCGTGCCTGTGCAGCGGCGGCCATCTTTTCGCTGAGGCCGACGTGCTCTGGCTTTTCGAACTGCACATGGACTGTTTCTTCAGTGTCTAGCCCGAGGACGCGGAGGGCGCCGAGGATCGCGGCTTCCATCGGTGATCCGAATCGCGCAATGCGTTTCTTTGCCTTTTGGATCTCACCCTTTTGGCTGTTCTCAGCGCCCGTCGCTGACTGGTTGTCAGGGATGAACACGTCAATGGGTGTGCGCGTGACCATCGCGAAGTCTCGGAGGTCGGTCTTCTCGCCCTCTAGCAGTGGACGAATGTCTTCACCGCTGAGCTCAACAACTTTCACGCCTTCAGGAAGATCCCACAGCGCACCCGGTGCCGCTTCAAACATGGAGTCGTAGTTGATGGCGTGGCCTTCGTTATCGATCTTCGGAAGACCACCCTCAAGCATGCGCTGCTTGTACGCCTGCATTGCGGTAACGACCAGGCGCTGCAACTTGCCCAAGTTGATGCGATCAATGACATCGATGTGGGGCTCGAACTCCGCTACACCATGCTCATTCTCGACCGCATACACGGGAAGCTCGCCAGAGTAAGTCTCCAGACGATCGGCAAGAACGCTCCACCCACCAGCCGACTCACCACGAATGCCACCCTCGGGCGTCCTCAAGCTGCGGTCAAACCACTGCTTCAAACCGTTCGCCCACACAATGGCGTAATCCTTTTCCGCATCTGAATCTCGCCACGCCTTCAACGCCGCGATCGCGCGCCACGGCTGTGCGGGATCTGGTTGAGTGATGACCATCTCTGGTTCTTCAGAGGTGATAATCGGCTGACCATTGCGGGTGCCAAGAATGATGTAGCCAATGCTGACCGAGAGAGCGTTATAAATTGCTTCCCCGAACACGACGTCAAGCCGGTTATTACGCCACACCTTGCGAGCAGCTTTTACTTCGTCGTTCTCTTTCTCGCCAACGATGACAGCGCGCGGCACAATACGTCCAGCCATGGACTCGCACAAAGTCCCGGCCATATCCGTGCGGGACTTCTTCTGGAACGCTTCCCACGAGGCACGCAGATTCCGACTCATCTCGGGCAGCGGCGCATCCCCCCTCGAGTAACGCCGATTGGTCGCGATCCGAGGCTGACGATCATCTAGCTTCTTCGTCAACAGCGGCAACCATTCTTCGGGCGTGGTAGGCATACACACCCCCTTCGAGTGTTTAGCGGATGCGCCGCGGTGCGGTGCTTTTCGTTTTGTTCTTCAATGCGGCGCCATCGACGCCGGCCGCGTGAGCGAAGGCCATGCCCCACGCTGCGTCGACCTTTGAATAGTCCTGGTCGTCATCAGGCTTGATGAGCACATACCCGCTTCGGCGCGGATCGCGTCGAGCGTTCAAGAGGTGCGCGGTAAGTTCTTTCGATCCGTCGTAAGTGACGTCACCGGCAACGATCGCTGAGTGAAGATTGGCGAACGCATCACACGTGCGCGATACATCCTTCTGGCGCCACTTCATCGGCTCCTGCGCCGAGAGCTTCACCTTCAGCTCCTTGATATGGTCGGCCTCCCACGTCTTGACCTGTCCAGCCCAACCAGCCGAGGGGTCGGCATACATACCCACGACGTTGAACTTTCGGAACGTGTCAGCGACGGCAGCCTCAACCTCAAGAACCGGCGGTCGCCACCCTTCACCAGCAGGACCATCTGGCTGTTCCCAGACACCGATCTTGAAGAAGTGTTGCTGCGCGATCGAGAAACCAATCAGGACCGTAGAGTCCGCAATGTGAGAATCCTTGCGGCCCTCAGAACCGTCAAAGCCAAGAGTGATCGGTTCAGACTTAGAGATCACTTTCTCACCATCAACGATCGCACGGAGCTCCGGCTGAGACACAAACGCATTCGTCGCATGAGTGATCTGATTCAGGAAGTCCGCACGCATCTTCTGCGGATCATTCGACGTGTCGAAGAAATCCAACGCAGTACGCTCGATCGGCGCCCACCCCGGTGCACACGGTGGCGTGTGAATCACACAACCATCGGCATGATCCGAACTGTCACCATAGGCAAACCGAAGCCCCTCAACCAGCGACTCATAGCTAGCAATGTCAGTGACTGCCGGCGCTTCGCGGTGGTCGTACAGCAGCGAGCGGATCTTCTCGAGGTTCTTGTACTTGCCCGACTTGATGTTCTGCCAGAACTTCTCTGACGACTCAGCAACAGAACGCTCACCAGGAGTGAACGCGTTCGGAGATTCAAGCGTGAGACCGTTCGTTTTCGTCGCGTTGTTACGCAAGTTCTGCGCGAGCGCGATACCGCCGTTGGACTTGACCCATTCCTCGGTCTGGTCCATGATCGCGGCAACCTGACCCGGGATGCCCTTGACTGTGCGCGCACTCGACGTGCGCATCTCAATCTTGCCCTTCGGCAAATTCACAAATGACTCAAGCGGTTCGATGTCGAACTCGTCGATAGCCGGACCCTCGCGCAACATCTCTAGCAGCGGCGCCCACGTGTTCATCGCCTGGTCTTCGCTGACCGCCGTAACGATCACGCGCGGCGTAAGAATATCTCTCCACGGCTTCGCGACCGGCTGCCCGAAAGCATCCCACCCATCGAAGACAACCTCGAAGAGTCCCTCAGCGATACCGATCGCTGCAAGGAAAGGAGACTTCCCCCAACCACGAGGCCGCTGCAGCACACAACGGTGCTTGACCCTTCGACCTGTCGACGGATCCAGCTCGTACAAGCGCACCAAGAACTCGAGCTGCTCGCGCGTTACCTCGAACGGCTCATAGTCCGGCTTACCCGGTGCCGCCAGAAACTCAGCCATCTGGTCAGCGACATGCCATCCGAGCGACGGGAACAGATCACCGTCAGCAGGCTTCCACGGCATCAGGCTTCCATCTCGTCAGAGACCGTGATCCCACGGAATCGATCACGCGACGACTGCACTCTGCGCTCGAGCTTGTCTCCCGCTTCAACTGCCTGCGCGAATGTGATGCGCAGACGCATACGATCCTCTGGGGTAGCCCCAAACTTTGCTGTGCGAAGACGTAACTCACCGGCGAGCTTGTAGTTGCCCTCCATGAACTCGGCATGAAGGAACGCCGCGATCAAAAGCTCTGACCAGTCCGTTTCAGTGAAGTCGTTGGCAAGCGGCGAACGAGCCCACATCTGCCACCACTGCTCGGTTCCGACCGGCCATCTGACCTCTTTGGTCACAGTCTCGCCATCGACAGTCCAGGTCTTCATCCGCTCTGGAAGTGGAGGTTGACTATCTGGGGTGATGGTCAGAACGCGCAGCTGTGCGACTTCTTTGTTGGTTCGTGCCCGCCGAGATGGATCTTTCGGCGCAGGCCCGCGGCCGGCCACTATTCAGCTCCGGGAATGAACTCCGTAGAGAACTCGAAACCGTGCATCCACTTGCCATTGTGGAGTCTGATGTCCTCGTGAATGACCTTCGGCATCGCGAAACCAACGTGACTCTTTGTGAGCGCAGCTGATTTGAACTCGTCAATCGCCAGCGCGACCGCTTCTTCGGCATCGTCGGCAACGATGTAAATCGTCATCGTGTCGAGTTTCTGGTTCGCGGTCATAGCGGCCCCCGTTTCGGGTGAATGACTCCCGCCCGTTTCGGGTGGAAGCCTGTAAATACAAGGCAGAAAGCGTTACAATGGGTAGATGAGAACCTGTGAGTGGTGCGGGAAAAGCATCGTCAGCAAGAACGCGCAAGCCCGGTTCTGCTCGAGTCAGCACCGCGTGTATGCGCACCGAGCCGCTAAGACTGCGCCGGCGTTCCCGTCTGCGCTCCGAGAGCGTGACCGTTGGATTCGCTGGCATGAAATCATGCGCAAGGGTCGGCTAGACAAGGTGCCGCTGCAGCTCACTGGCGACAACGCAAGCTCTACGAACGCGAACACGTGGAGCTCGTACCAGGACGCGTCCGCATCAACGCTTGGACTTGGTCTCGGTTTCGTCCTCGGTGATGGCATCGGCTGCATCGACCTCGACCATTGCCTGGTCGCCGGACGCCCCACAGCAGAAGCGCGTGCGTTCCTGCGCGACTACCCGGGCCACTACATCGAAGTGTCGCCCTCAGGTGACGGCCTGCACGTCTGGGGACTGCAGAAAGAACAAGGCGGCCGGCGCCAAAGCATCGGCGGCTTATCCGTCGAACGCTACTCAGTTGGCCGGTACATCACGATGACTGGCAACGTTTACCAGCACGGCGAGCTACTGCCGCTGTAACGCTTTTTGCCGCACAAGCCCGCGAGAGCGATCGAGCGTCTACGTGCACCCGATCATCCAAACAGGCAGAACGGGAAAGCCCTGCACCGATCCGAGCGCTGCGCTGTGGGTGAAATCCCCAGACCCGTAGCCGGTCGGAATAGCA